AAACCAAAAATAAAACCAATAGTAAACCTCACATCATTTGATGCTCAGATGGATGCAATGTCTGAAAAGTTAACGGACATTGACACGCAAGCGGTGGGTTTTGTTGATAGATTCTCAACAGGTTTAAGCACTCAACTGACACAGGCTTTAATTACAGGGCAAGCATCGTTCAGAGATTTCGCATTGTCTATTATTAGCGATTTAACCTCTATGATAATTAAGGCGATGTTATTTAGGTCAATTAAGTCAGCATTGAAAGGAACTACATTAGGCGGCTTAATTAATGGTGCGTCTGGCGGTGCAGTCACAAGTGTTGAGCATAAAGCATCTGGTGGTAGTTTAAATAAAGGAAAACCTTTTATTGTTGGTGAACAGGGCAGAGAAATATTTGTACCAAAATCAGACGGACATTTAGTTCCAAACCATCAAATCGGTGGCGGTAATTTAAATGTGACATTCAACCTAAACGCCATCGATACCCAGACAGGTACAGGTTTCTTGATGGAAAACAAACAAGCCATTATAGGCATGGTTGACCAAGCATATCGCAGACAGGGCAGACAGGGAGTAATGGCATAATGGCATTTCCAACGACACCCAAGCCACGAAGTGTTCAAGTAACATCGTTATCACCTAATCTGGTGAGTGAAGCGCACAGCATGAAGCGGCAAGTTCGCAGTCTTGGGGTGCAGAAATGGGTCTTGCAAGCATCCTACCCACCAATGACCAGAACAGAGTTTGCGCCATTATGGGCGTTTGTAATTGCTCAAAAAGGTAGGTATTCAACTTTCAGTTATACGCCAGAAAAAATATCAACTACAACAGGCACAGCAACAGGAACATTAACCGTATCAAGTGCGGCAAGTGCTGGCGCATCAACTATTTCAGCATCAGGGTTAACAGGCACATTGAAAGCTGGTGATTTCATCAAGTTCTCAGGGCATAGCAAAGTTTATATGTTGACGGCTGATGCGACAACCAGCCTGGCCATCGAGCCACCATTGATTTCAGCCGTTGCTACGACAGACACGGTTACTTATAACAATGTGCCTTTTACTTGTGCGCTATCTGGCGACAGTCAGGGAACAGGGCTGGATATAAACGAAATGCACTCGTTTTCATTATCTCTGGTTGAGGTTATCTAGTGGACAGGGGAGCGGATAGCACCACATTAGCTGAGATTAACGCAGACCAATGTGCGCCAGTTCATTTGTTGGAAATACATTGGGATGAGGAAGTTTCTTATTTAAGTGACTTCAACAGAACGATAACTTATAACAGCAACAACTATGTTGGGTTAGGGCATATGCTAGGGTTTAGCGATGTTGAGGAAACATCAGCACTGGTTACTGGCACATTGAGTTTTTCATTATCGGGCGTTGATAAAACTTATCTGTCATTCTTTTTAAGCCGCAATTACATTGATAGGGAAGTTAGGTTGTATAAAACTTTTCTGGATTCAGCGTTGTCATTAATTGGTACTCCGATATTAATCTTTTCTGGAAGAATCCATAAGCCTGTTATCCAAGAGAATCCCAGCGATGGCACTTGTACATTAGCGATTGAGTCGGCTAGTCATTGGGTTGATTTTGAAAGACGGTCAGGGCGGCACACTAATTTCTTAGAGCAACAAGTTTATTTTCCCGATGACAAGGGTTTTGAGTTCGCATCAGAAGTGATGAAAGATATTAAGTGGGGTGCTGATTAATGCCAGACCATGATTTTTTTCAAGACGACGTAGATACATTTGATGTCATTTCTGGCACAGCACCAAGTTCTGCACTAACTTTCTCAAGTGCCGCTTCTCTTTTAGCTACAGGCTTTAATGCTGTCCTTGACAACTCATTCTTCCAAGGTTTAGCACTTACTGGTTTATTGGTTGGTGTGGGTCGTGTTCTTGATTCATCAATTGGAATGTCGAGCAACGCTGTACAGTTAGATGGTTTTAGGTCGCCCAATGTAGGTAAGTCAGTATTAGTCAACAAGGCATCATCATCAGAACAATTATATGTTGTTTATGGTGAAAGGCGTGTTGGTGGTGTTAGGGTATTTGTTAATGCTGACGGCGAGCATCTTGATGTTGTGTTGGCTATGGCAGATGGTGAAGTCGATAGCGTTGTGAATATTTATTTCAATGATGACTTATCGACAGATTCACAATTCACCAGCGAAATTGCGGAAACCACCGTTCATTTAGGTGCTGATGACCAGAGTGCTGATTCAGTGTTGGTTAGTCGTGTTGCAGATTGGACAGCAGAGCATAAACTATCTGGCGTTGTTTATATCTATGCAAGATTAAAATTTGACCAAGATGTGTGGCATGGTGGTATTCCAACAATAACTGCTGATATAAAAGGCACTAAAGTATTTGACCCAAGAGATTCATCAACTGCCTGGTCAGATAATCCAGCATTATGCATTCGTGATTATTTAACTAATGACCGATATGGGCGTGGTATTCCATCCGCTCAAATAGATGACACAGCGATTATTTCAGCCGCTAATTTTTGCGATGAAATGATAGAGAAAGGTGGGTCAAGTCAGAAACGATATACTTGTAATGGCGTTGTTAATGTTGACGATGAGTCAATGACAACGGTGCGTAAATTATTGAGTAGTTGTCGGGGAATGTTAATCTTCTCTGCTGGTAAATATAAACTGGTTATTGATAAAGTCGAAACGCCATCGTTTACATTCGATGAAGATAATATTATTGGCTCATGGACTATTTCGATGGGCAGTAAAACGTCTATGTTTAATCGTTGCAAAGCCAAGATATTCAACAAAGACCGCTCATGGCAAGATGATTTCATTACTATTGATTCACCAGCATTAAGAGAGTTGGACAACGACTTAATGTTGCAACGTGAGATTCAACTGCCATTCACATCTGATGAAGCAACAGCACGACAAATAACCACTATTAATCTCAACCAATCACGCCAACAGTTAGCGGTTGAATTTAATGCAACCATAAAAGGCATGAGGGCAGAGGTTGGCGATGTTGTCTATATCACTCACTCAACACCAGCGTGGACTAACAAGGCATTTCGGGTCATGGAAATATCCATGATGGGAACATCGGACGTTAAGATTACAGCAGTTGAATACGATGCAACAACGTATGATTTCGGCACAATCTCAACAGTAGATGCAACGCCAAATACTAATTTGCCAGATATGACTATTGTGGCGTCGCCTGTTGCTCCATTGGTTTCTGAGTCTATATACCAAACGCTTGACGGTTCGGCAGTTAAAGCTAAAGCAAGCATTTCATGGACTGCAAGCACAGCAAACTTTATATCTCATTATGTTTTAGAGTACAAAGAATCTAGCGAAACAGATTATTTAGTCGTAACAACCACACAAGGGTTAACAGCAGAAATACTTGATATTGCGCCAGCTATTTATGACTTTAGATTAAAAGTGGTTAACACTGCTGGTGTATCTTCTGAGTTTTCAAGCACTCATCAAGAGATATTCGCATTATCGGTAAAACCATCGGCGTTGACTAACTTTCAAGCGCAGTCTGCTTCATCATTAACGATTTTAACATGGGATGAGTCGCCCGATATTGATGTTCGTGTTGGCGGCAAGATTGAGATTCGACATTCAAGCCTGTTGTCAGGTGCGACATGGGCAGAGTCGGTTAGTGTTAATGGCGGTATAATTATATCGGGAAACGCCACAAACGTTGCATTGCCATTATTGGCAGGCACATATATTGCCAGAGCATTTGACTCAAGTGGACTTCAATCAGATATATCAACCGTAACAACTGAAGCGGCAACGCTACAAGCATTTTCAACTGTTGGTTTATTGCAAGCGCACCCAAACTTTAACGGCACACACGATGACACTGTAATGGTTGATTCTAAATTGCGGCTACAGGGGCAAGTAGATATTGACTCATGGACTGACGTTGATTCTTTGGAGTTGTTTGATTTAGGTCAGGGTGGTGTAGATACTGGCGGCACTTATTATTTTTCATCGGGCATTGATGCTGGCACAGTTAAGACGCAACAACTGACACGGACAATATCAAGCATTGTTGCACAACCGCTAGACAAGTTTGACGACAGAACTGCTCTCATCAACACATGGCTTGATTTTGATGGAACTGAAGATGGTGCTGGTGATTGTAAAGTGTTTGTCAGGCATACGGACGATGACCCAAGCGCATCACCAACATGGTCGGTATGGAAGCCATTAACTGTCACAACCTACACCGCTCGTGGATTTCAATTCAAAGCTGACCTATCAGTTAGCGACCCTATTTATAATATAAATGTTTCAGAGTTATCTGTAACAGCACAGGAGTTAAGTTAAATGGCTACACATAATTATAGTATTGCTAATGCAGATGGCGCAACGGTTAGACAAGATATCAATAATGTATTAGATGCGATTGTGTCTAATAACAGCAATGCCACATCACCAACAACAACGCATGCTTATCAGTGGTGGTCAGACACTACAAGCGGCAAACTGAAAATCAGGAATGCGGCAAATAACGCATGGATTGAAGTTGGAACATTAGCTGACGCAAATCTTGGTTTGCAGAGTTATGACGTTGATACTGCTAAATTGGATGTTGTTCAGTCATTCACGGCAACTCAAACATTCAAAGGTATTACTGAAACTCAAGTTACTAATTCAACAACCACTTACACGGTTAATTTAAGCAACGGTACTATTTTCAACCTAACCAATACCGCACAAGTTGGGGTAACAATGCCGACAGCAGTAGCAGGTAAGTCTTTCACGATTATCGCAAAAACTGCTCCATCTTGGACAGGCACTATTCTCTGGTCGGGTGGTACAGAACCATCAGCGACTACAATTTCAATTTATTCATTCCTGAGTGACGGCTCAAGTTGGTACGGAATGGAATCTGGCAATGGGTTTGCATAATGCCATTTACTGCGGATAGAGCAAGGCAAGGGGCGGCTGGTAATGTTGCCGCACCGTATGACATAGATTATATTGTCGTATCAGGCGGAGGTGCTGGTGGCACTATAAGAGGTGGCGGCGGAGGTGCTGGTGGCTATAGCAATGTGACAGGAACAACGCTTACTCCGAGCACTTCATACACAGTAACTATTGGTGCTGGTGGTGCGGCAGTATCATCTTCTGGGGGGTATAGTGTTGGAAACAGTGGGAGTGCTTCTACATTTATCACCAGCACTATTGGCGGTGGTGGCGGTGGTCACTATGCCGCCAGTGGTATAGCTGGTGCTTCTGGTGGTTCTGGAGGTGGTGGTGGTGGTTCTGAGGGTGGTTCTGGAGGTGCTGGCGGTTCTGGAACTTCTGGTCAGGGCTATGCTGGGGGTGCTGGTAGTGACAATGGAGCATCATTCGCAAATCCAGCAGGCGGCGGAGGTGGTGCTAGTGAAGCAGGGCAAGATGCCAGTGGTGGGTCGATTGCTGGTGCAGGGGGTGATGGTTTATCAACTTCTTACACGGGAACTTCAATAACTTATGCTGGGGGTGGTGGAGGTTGTGTTTCTGGAAATGCCACAAGTGGTGCTGGTGGTGCTGGTGGTGGTGGTGCTGGGCATAACAATAGCGGCAATGGGGTTAGCGGAACAGGCAATACAGGTGGTGGAGGTGGTGGTTCAGACGTTACTTCTGGGGCTGGGGGGTCTGGCGTTGTGGTGCTAAGAATACCCACAGCCAGTTACTCAGGCACTACCACAGGGTCACCCACACTAACGACTAACGGATTATATAAAGTTCTCACCTTTACAGGTGACGGCTCATATACAGGATAACGATATGGCACATTACGCAAAACTAGACGCAACGCACAATGTCATCAATGTTCATGTTCTGAACAACGCTGTAATTACAGATGGTGAGGGGAACGAACAGGAACAACTTGGTGTTGATTTCCTGACACAACTACACGGTGGTGAGGGTTGGTACAAACAGACCTCGTACAACGGAAACTTTAGAAAGAACTACGCAGGGATTGGTTACACATACGATAAATCCAGAGATGCGTTCATGCCACCGAAACCGTATTCATCGTGGATACTGAACGAAGATACTTGTCGATGGGATGCACCGATAGCGATGCCG